GTCGACCTTTTGACCTTTGTTAATTGGTTGTCGTGAAGGAGGTTGTCGATTCCAACGCAGAGTGCCGCTCTCTACCCACACACAAGTAGTGCTACTTCCTCAGCACCTAGAAACTTCCTTTCGTTGCTGTATCCTCACAGGCGTTACGTCCTTGAAGGCGCGACCTGCCGCAGCTCAACTCTGCTTCTCCTGCTTGCCGACTACTCAGATTCTGGCCCATAGGGTCCTCAGAAAAGAGTAATACTTGATGCCTTCGGAAGGGGGTCCGAAACCCGGATTTCTGACAAAAGACATTTTCAAAGCACGATGGTAAGACAAGCCCGGTTGCTCCGATACCCATTCGCTATCACACGTGTCGAGGAGATCAGGGAAATAATGTTCGATCACGCGCAATACAGGTTCAAACCAGAGCCTCCGGACTTCTATTTCTCCCCGTTCCAGCCGAACGTTAGCGTACGTACCCTTGGGTGGGATACATCTTTTAACATTCTTTACTTTCACGGGGACGCACATCGTGCCTCTCCAACGTCGGACGCAAGCACGCGTAATCCGCCGCTCCTCCAACGCTATCCTTTTTTCTATCGCGTCAGTGGAATCGACAAGCGGGGGTCCAAGTACCATGGGCAACTTCCTCTCAGCGCCATCTGCCTCGGGTTCTAACCTTGGTAGGGCAAAAACCGCTCGGAAGAATCGCTTACGGACAAGGACGTTCCACCACCGGCTAGGAATAAGAGTTAGGGGGGGAGGACAGCGGGTGAGTGTGTTGATGAAGATGCGATGGGTAAGTACGTACATCGCAGTTGGGAAAGAGAGTCGGTTGGCGAGTTCAAAGGCGTTATCGGATACGGTACCTTCAGGTTCCTTCCAGTCGTCGGTTGCAACCCACCCGAAGTTAAGTTTGGGAACGAGACGCTTTGACTTAAAGTCATAGGTGGAACTGTTAAGGTCCCCCCAGCGAGACGATACCATCGTCTTCTTCAGGTTGATCACGAAACCAACTTCCTTGGTCTCCTGAAGCCACGCGTCAAACACCTCGTCACTCCCACAAAAGAAGAGATCGTCCCCATTGACAAGGGACTTACGATAAAGGGGCCCGCAGTTCTCAATCCTCTGTCTTGCCCGATCTAGGCAGACTTTGTTCAACAAACAGAGGACCACGAACGACAAAGAGTTACCCATCATCGACCCACGAACGATCTCTCTTCTCTTTCCCTTCCACGTTACCCATGAAGACTTAAAAGTCTTCACCAACACGTCCGCACGCCTCTTAGGTAGGGCTTCGGCAAGAACACTGACAACAGCCTCGACGGCATCTTTATTCAGATTGTCAGTGCTCGCTTCAAAATCCCCAGAACGGAAACGCTCGCCATCTTTGCGATCTGCAGCGACCTCGTCGAACAAGTCACCGGAAACCTCGCCACGAACAATCCAAGGTTGACGGCAGAGATGATCATATGCGCGCGCATGGACAGGTTGAAGTAATCTCTTCGCCCTAGCCGCTTGCATAGTCACAACTCTCGTCTTGCTCTTCTTCTTCGCAGTTCCGATCCGGCAACGAGTCGGGTCGTACTCTTCAATCACCTTGTCTCCCGTCGAGAGAACAATCGGTTCCTCCCAATGACGGGGTACAGAAAGAGTACCTCCACAGCCTCGCTCCAACTCGGCGCAACCCTTCTGGTCAGGCACCTTAGCCCTACCCTTACGTTCCCTCTCTTCATTCCACCAGTGAGTACCCATGTACCAGCGTACTCTCGACCTTATGTCCTCAAGCACGGCGCCTCTAGTCAATTGAGGGCTCTCTAGAGCTCTCGCCGCCCAGGATTCCTTCGCCTTCTGACTCGCTCGGCGATCACAAGGTGGACAGGGTTCGTCAAACAAGGTCTTGGTGCCCTTAATGGCACTCGCTAACCGGAACCTCTTTGCACCCGCAACTTTTTTGACCGCTCTGGTCGTCCACTCCTTCCACATCGACTGCAGGGTTTCACATGTGACATGTGGCGCGTCAGTGAGGAAAGGCTCCCTACAGAGCCCTTCCCGCCTTAGCACCTCCGTCGTGAAACGCAGATAATTGACGATACGCTGAGCTGCTGGACAGCTCGCGCGGCGAGAACGTATATTCACTTTCTCCTTGATCATTGACTCTCGTTTGTGCCCAATAACCTCGGAGTACGTCTTCGCAGGTGGGTAAAAAACCAG